GTGTTAAGCTGTCTGATCGTTTTCTCCTGCAGCGCGACGACTTCAAGGTTGAAATTCCGGTCCATTCGCTTCACCCAGGAATCCATATCCAAACGCGTTTCACGGCGCATATTTTCGCGCAGTTCAACAACCATTTCCTTGGTGACGGCTTTCAAGTCTACGGAGACAGCGGCGAGATTCTTGTCGATACCGTCAACGTTTTTGTTGATGTCCCTGACAAGTGATCCAAGCTTTTCGCCAATATGCTCAGCGAGCGGCTTGATTCGACGGTCGACAATCGCAATGCATCTTGCGTCAATATGGTCGTCCCACAATTTTTGCGTAATCGGATCGAGTGTTTTTTGTCCCGCAGTCACGGGCGACCCGATTTGTTCGCTGTCTTCCCACCGTGCCTCGCACGCCTCAAACGCCTCGCTTGGATCGAAGCCGCCGTTATTTACGAGATCGGTAACGCAAGCTCTGACGAAACCATGCTTGGTATGGTGCTCTGCTGGATCGACGGCGGGCGTATAGGCTGATCGCTGCAACATTTTTATTTCCTCAGTGGCAATATCCATTTCTTGCAGCATCACGCAATGCAGCCTCGAAAATTTTCTGATCTGATTCAGCTGGTGCTACTACAGCAGCAGCAGGTGATGATGGCGATGATGGCGACGATGGAGCTGATGGAATAGCACTCGCCGCGCTCAATGGCACGACCTGACTCTGCACACGAGGCTCTTCGCCAAACCCACCTGGCACTTTAGGATAACCTTCACTCTCTCTAGCTTCATCAGGTGAAAAAACACCGCCCTGGACCGCCCGCGTTAGTCCCTCAATCCGGTCCTTGAAGGCGGATCGCAACAGCACACTGGTATTGAATTCGGTGTACTCGTCCGGGTAACCAGCCAGACCGAACATCTTGTCAAAAGATGCCTCCACATGGTTCAAGCAGAAACCCAGCGCACCAGCCAGCCAGCCCTGCATCAAGGTCTCGGTTGTCCCGACACCAGCACCGCTATTGCCGATACCTAAAATCTGCAGCGGAACTCTGAAGGCAAGCGCAATATGCTGCTCATTCATCTTCATCATTTCGACAAGCTGAGAATCCACTGCGTTCATTTGCAGTTGCACTGGCTTCAATCCAGCCGTCAGAATCGGCGTGCCACCAGATGCCATACCACGCGACTGATCATTCCATCGATCTCGAATAGCCTGCACTTGATCCTTGTCCAGAACCATATCAGTCGAAAGCACCGTGCTCGGTCGCGCCTGATTCAAATAGAAAGCAAGCTGTTGCGCCGCCATCGCATCTCCTGATGCGACATCGCGTGCAGCCGCCACGATCGGACTCACACCACGAAGCGGATTATAAGACGTTGTGTTCAACCTGATATGCATCACATCTCGCGCCGGAACGATCAATGGCTCATTGATCATCCTGTCGATAATCCAGTTTCCGGAAAGCGTATAGTAAAGCTCACCATTGTAGGCAACCTGCGCCATACACGCCCTTGGATTCATCAAATGCATTTCCGTGATTTCAAATCGATTGTTGCGCAATGCCAACGCAAACATATTGCCGTCTTCGTAAAGATCTTTGACACCATTCAACAGGAAATCACTGATCGTTTGATAGCCGTTTGGTTGCTTCAGAAAACGCGCCAGCGCCGATGTTGTGACGCGCTTGCGTCCCATGGTGTTGTCATTGAGTTTCCAATGATCTCCAGGACACATCGCCACTGTTTGAGAGTAAGCACTAACACAGGCCTCGACAACTGCCGATGGCTGAAGTCCGGTGACGGAAAATCCATTCTGCCACCAATTCCAGTTGGTCGCGACTTCCGTAGGAAGCCAGCCTCCCGCAATCGGCAAGAACCAAGGTCCAGGAGTCTGCTGTCCATCAACTTTGGTGATGATGGACGAACCAGCCTTCACCCGGACACGTGGTTTTGGTGATGCTGTTACGATGTCGATCATTTTTTATTTCCCTAAACCGATCGCCGGCCACATAGCGCTCCAGTCGCTCTTCAAGCTCGGTCATCCATCACCTCGTTTTCAAAGGCCGATACTCTGATTCAACTTCGGTCGCGCAAGATCTCAGAGCTGTTGCGCAACATCGCCGATCGATCGGGTCCGGCAAATTCTGGCCCAGGACTCCCGTTGTCGCAATCAGTTTCTGGATCGCTGCAATAGAATCAAAGCCTTGCTCGGCTAGGTGCACAATCAAGCATCCGATTTTTTCGTCGAGTGGCAGGCCTCGAAGCGTTTTGTCAACTTTGTCCAAATCAATTTGCTTTACTGTCATAATATGATTTTCCTTCAACCAAAACATTTTTCTCGCAAGAGTCCGCAGCGGAACGGAGCCGCTCAGAGATCCGAAATCGTTTGTCCTCATTGAGATATTGTGAGAGACGTGAAATCAGTTCGATGAGACCGAGAACGGCAGCAGTAGGTTCTTTGTGGTTTGCCAGAATGCTGCAAGTCAAAAGACTGATGCGATCGACATAAGGCAGACGCTGGATTTTCTCTTTAAGAAAATCATTGCTCGGGTTTTTCATCCGATAATCCATTGCTATCAGCGGCGTCACGCAACGCGGCTTCTCTCCAGTGTTCGGACTGTAGCCGATAAAGTCATATGCAGATTTCACGCGTGAAATCTATTTTAGGCCAAGACGCTCCAGCAATTCCCCGAACAACCTTTTCCCGGTCTCTGAAGAAGTTATCCTGAAAAATAATTTGATGAGGCCTGCAAGTTCCTGCTCGACCAGCTTTTTATACTCACGGCGAGGCAGCGGATTGTCATCGCGGCCATGCTCAGCCGTCAGCGCGGCCAAGATCGGATCAGTTAGTTCCTTGGCCTGCGAGTCCAGCAGATATTGGCCGTAATGGCGCTTGGCATCTTTCCGCCGCGTAGCCGGATTTCGGTATCGCTCCCGCGCCAGCTGCGCATTCTTACGCGTTCGCCATTCGAGACGCTGGCGCTGCTGGCGCGGAGTGACGGTGCTGGTGCGGCGGGGTTTCAACTACTTAACACCTTATTTTCTCTCGGTTTTTTGCCTCGGCGCGGCACTCTGCAGGGAAAATGCGACGTGGTGCGACGCGGTTAACAACTATGACCGTACAAGAGTTTTTTTCTTACGGCGTAAACCGGCAGACCACGTCGCACCACGTCGCATTTTTTCTAGTTCTCCCCTAATCCCTTGGTTTTGCCGTATTAAACCAGTCTGTGGCCACCAGCTTGAGACTGATGCCACGGAAGGCGCTGATGTTGTTGCGGCCTTCCCGAAAAGCGACAAATCCCCTGGCGGTCAGAGCTGCACTGAAGGCCTTGGCGGTGCCCGGCGGCTCGCCAACCTTCACGGCGTATTCCACCCACTTCTCAAACAATTCCGAAAATCTTTCCCACTTGTTTTTGTTGCCGATCTCGACGGTGCACGCGCTCTCAATCCATTGTCCGATCGAGTCTTCGTTTTCAAAATACTGATCGGTGGCATCGGTGATGATAGTGGGCGGCTGGAGTCCAGTGCGTTGCCATTCGGCATAACCATCCAATGCCCAGCGCAGGATGGCTGGCCATTCCGCTTCAAGCTTTTCCATCAATTTTAGATCGCGTTCCTTCTTTGGAATTGTCACCGTAAACGGCACTATCAATATACGGCTGCGGATTGCCTCATCGACGTTCCTTATTCGCGGCTTATTATTACCAGCGATAAACAATTTGAATGTCGGATCAAAATCGAAAAAGTCTTGCCGCATAAAGCGCGCCGTCAGTGGATCACCGCCTGTGATGTTCTTGATAATCTGCTCATTCCAGGAGCGCCCCTGCGGGATTTCCTGCGCGATAACAAGACGGGCACCGCGCAGCTTGGCGACATTAGTCGGATGTTGCTCGCTCCTGTTTTCCAAAAATAGATTGATGTCGGCCACGGTGGCATAGTCGCCAAGGATTTTCTTGACGGTATTGATGAAAGTGCCCTTGCCGTTGCGGCCAGTGCCATAAGCAAAGATAAAAGAATGCTCCGAGATATCGCCGCTCAAACAATAGCCAACGAAGCGCTGTAAAAAATCCATCAGGTATTTATCGTCGTTGGTGATGCGCTTTAAAAACTTTGTCCAGATTGGATGTAGCGTCCCAGGTGGCGCAACAGTGCAGCCCGCTTTCTGTGTCAGATAGTCCTTGCGTCGAGGCGCACTGATTGCACCGGTCTTAAGATCGATCGTGCCGCTATCGGTATTGAGTTTGTAACGCTGCATATCGAAGCGCTCGATCTCGGCAGAGATGACGCGATCAGCTCTGGCGATGCGCTCAACAGCGGCCACGGTCTTGGCGCTGGCGATAGCCTTCTTCTGACTGGCTTTGTTGCACGCGTTGGCGGCTTCACGGCAGATCTCGCGGGCATAGTCATATGCGAGTAATGTTGTTTCTTCCTTCCATCGCACATTATCCCATTGCAGCCATTGTCCCCACTTAAAGACATAACGAAGATTTTTCCCATGCGCCAAACAGAAGAGATCGGCGAGCGAGATCTCGGATAGAGCAGGA